GGTTATTCCTTTCGCTCTGAAAGATTTTATGATGACTTTGATTATGCCGCAAAAACAAAGAATTATGAAATGATTGTGAAATGGTTGCGTTCTGCCTATAAAATGGGGTATAATGAAGGACAACGACTCTACGGAGGAACCGAGTGATTAAACCAGTTAAGGATGAATTTCCACACGGAGATGGATTCCCAATCAAAATCGTCCACAAGGATGGTAAAGATTTGAAAGATAGTAAGACCTGCTACTTTCAAACCGAAGACCACGCTCAAAAGTACATTACCCGTAACAAATTCAAGAAAAAAGATTACACAATTCTCTACAAGAACTAAAATGACTAATCGTACCTTTACTGACAAAAATGAAAATCAGTGGGAATGGGAAGAAACTCCCGAAACCATTGAAGCACTTAAACAACTCCACGAAACTGTTACGAAGGTAAATGATGGAAAAGAAACTGATTGATGATTGCTTTTACGTTGAATTAAAGAAATGGGGAACTTGGGTTTCATTTAATCAAGAAGATAAGTGTTTGATTACATCTTTGACCGAAGAAAGTTGTATCAATGCCACAAGGTTTTATCTTAAGGGTCTTCAGGAAGGATTTAAGGAAACAAAATCTCATCAAGGAACTGTAGATGGAAAACTCTGATTATCCGTATCATACTTTAGATCCTACCACACCCTGGTATGAGTTTCTTGCATATGCAGAAATTTGCCATCAGTTAAACGTGCCGGGGCAGCCTCATATTGGTAGGTTTTTAGCATATCGCCGTTATTTAAAAGAAGTTGGAGTATTGTAATGAGTGACCCAAATTGGTTTCAAAAAAAGTGGGGAACTCCTGAAGTTCCAACCGATATTCTATTCAGGAAAATAGAAGAACTTCAAGGTAAGTATTCTGCTCTTCTTTTGGATGTAAAAAGACTGGAAGAAGAAAATGTAGAAACTACAAATACTCTTTATGAAATTATGCATTCGGTAGATGCAGTTGATGCCCGTATAGATATTCTTGCAGAACAATGTGGATGTATTAAAGATGTATGAAACTCTCACAGAATTTGAGCGAGCACTTGCCAGGTTTGGTGATAAAGTGGGACTCATTGCAGGACTTGAGATTGCAGATAAAATTACGCCAGAAGATGCTTATCAGCAAATCAAGGAACTTTACAAAGAACTTAAGACTCTCCGTAAAAAAGAAAAATCTGAATGGGATGGAGACTACTACCCAAACTAGGGTTTGTTCCAAATGTGGTGTAGAGAAACCACTTGACAAAGACCATTATCAGGTAGTAAAATCATTTAAACACAGTTATTCTTATTACTGCAATGAGTGCAACAAACCCAAACCAAGAGATTGATACTCTTAAGATTACTGAAAATGCTGATGGTTCATTCACAATGGACTGGGACAAAGATGATCCCAAATGGTCCTTTTTGAATGATCTCACTAGCAAAGAAATACAGATCATTGTGGAGCAAGCAATTCAAAGTATGATGGATGAAAATGAACTCTGACTACAAAAAGTACTCTCTTGATAAACTGGAAGAATGGGTACATAATGCTATGGGTGCGGCAGAAGCAACCCCACAAGAAATCTATAATGTGATTAAAGGTGTTGTTGAGGAAAATTATTACGCATACAAACATCAGACATCACAGGCATATGAACTTCTTGCATTACTGAATGGTAATGGTAAAGATTTTAATATTGATTCAGAACCTAATTGGGTTAATAACACCAATCTACCATATCCATATGATACTTGTGGTGTGGGAAATACAAGCGATTATTGTAAAGGTTCTTGGAATGATTTCTGGAAACCGGAAGAAGCGAGTGACGATTGTATGCCTCCTTGGGGACATAGTGACCTAGAATATCTTATTAAAAATAAGAAAGATGAGGTAAAAAAGTGGGTGCTTCCTGTTCAACAAGCATATGCTATTGATAGTGATGGTGAATACTTTGTCAATTTCCCTGATGACTTATTAGCAGCGGCAAATCTTAAAGAAGGTGACCAAATTGAATGGGTTGATAATAAGGACGGTTCATATATACTGAAAAAGGTTCCACAATCTTATGATGAAATGATAGCAGCAGGATATACTATGACTGCTGATGGTTTCTGGATTAAAGAATGAGAACCATTCAGACCTGTGGAGGATTTGATGGTGATTTTTATAACATCACCATTTGTTTTACTGATCCTCACTGTATCACTTTAGATGGACTTTCTAAAGAAGATATGTTAGAATTGAAATCGTGCATAGACTGTATGTTATTTGAGGAGGAATCCAATGGCCCTGGGATCACAAGTTGAAGAAAGTTTGAGAGAAGCAGAAGCAAATCTTCGGAATGCTCTTGCATTTGCATCAAGAACTGAGAGACCAGTTGTTGTCTCCTGTATTGCAGATTTAATTAATAAGATTGATATGATTGCTAAAACTGACAGTTTGCTTGATAAACTTGATGACCGCAAATCTGGTGAAAGTGGTATATGGGGTAATTTCTTTACTGATCTAGGAGAATGACTGAACCTAACGAACTTGGCAAGGCACTACAGGAATGGTGGGATTCTGATGCCTGCAAAGAAATGCAAAAGGCAAATGAAGAGGCAAAGCAACGTGCAGTAGGAAAGTATTTTATGCTTTCTGAGTCTGATAAACTTGATATGGTTCAGGCAATCTGCTATATTATGTGTAAGGCAGAAAGTGAAGGAACTAGTCACAGAGGACTGCAAGATGCTTTAGGAATCTATCCTGCTGGTTTCTGGGTAGACCATCTTATGGAGGTTCACAATGCTCTGTGGTCTTATTACCACGATCAAAAGGTAGAAAAAGACCTTCGTGATGACTTGGATGCTTTAGAAGATTTCATTAAGTAATGTAAACCGATCCCGAAGAAAACATTAAGTTTCTACATAGTAGCAAAGGATTTATGTTAGAATCCTAACATTCCCATTTAAAGAGATGACACTTTCTAAAACAAAAACAGATTACCTTTCAAAAGAGGAATGGAACGAACTTGATGCTCTAAGAAAGGCAATTAACTACAATCCTAGTCAGGTTTCCCCTCAAAAAATGGAAAAGTTTACTGAATTGTTTGTAAGGTCCTTACAGGGAAAAGGTGACGCCGTGCCTCCACAAACAGATCCAACAAATTACTAAAATAAATATCATATCTAATCTACTAAGTCTATGGATAATATAGAACAACATATTGAAAAGGATAAGCAACTTCTTGATGATCCAACAATCTCACCACAGACTCGCCGCCATACTGCAGAAGAACTGCAAGCATTAGAATCATATAAAGAACATCATCCAGAAGATTCTCACGATCCAACACCACTTGAATTGTATTGCGATTCACATCCTGGCGCACTGGAATGTAGAATCTACGAGGATTGAGGACAGTTTTTGAACTGGCACAAGACTCCTTCGGTTCCCTGGTAGGTGCCCTATAATAACAAGGTAATCAACAAAACGCCTTAAATGAGCACCCGCTCCCGCATTGGTATTGAACTCGCTGATGGTTCTGTGCTGTCTGCCTATCATCACTGGGATGGTTATCCCGAATGGTTGGGTCGCATTCTGAATACTCATTACAACACCAAAGATAAAGTTGCCGAACTGATTGATGGTGGTGATATGTCTGTTGCTTGGACTGATGAGCGTTGGGATGATAATAGTGTGCAAGGTGTTTATGGCCCTCAATACTACTCTCAGCGTGGTGATGATTGCCCTCCCCGTCATGATGCTAACCTGATTGAGTATGTTGGTGATGGTGAAGAGTATGCCTATCTTTACACCCTGAATGGTGAATGGGTGTGCTATGATTTGCACGAAACTCCTAAAATTGTTGAAATCCCCTCTGCTGCTCTTGCTGTTTGAACTATGAACACACGTACTGCATTCGGTGTTGCTTTTCTTGCACTGCTCATTGTCGTTGCCTCCATATTTTTTGAAGTATGGTTGCTTGGACTGATTTTGTCTTGGTTTAATGTATCGTTGACCTTCTGGCAGAACTTTGCTATTATTGTTCTTGCTAATCTTATTTTTAAAAATACTGGAGTCTCTACTAAATGAAGCAACAAAACGGATTTATTGACCCTGCCATTGCTCTGATTGGTGTTGGCGTGATTGTGATGGTTGGTTTCGTCTTTATTGGTGGACCACAATACAATGTATGGCAACAATCTCTTGCTGGTAAAGCAGAACTACAGAAAGCAGAATACACTCGTCAGGTAGCAGTGTTGGAAGCACAAGCAAAGAAAGATTCGGCACAACAACTTGCTGATGCTGAGATCATTCGTGCTTCTGGTGTTGCCAAGGCAAACCAAATCATCGGTGATTCGTTGAAAGATAACCGTGAGTATCTTCAGTATCTGTATATCACTGGACTGGAAGATGGTAGTAAGAATGGTAATGTGACCATCTATGTGCCTACTGAAGGTGGTATGCCTGTGCCTACTCTTCAGATGAACAAGTGACACTTTAACAACTGGCACACGGGGCATCCCAGACGCCTCTGGATGCCCTATAATAATCTCATAAGCAAGCAAACCGATGACTGCCACCTTCGCTGACTACGCTGCCCAGCAAGACGCCCGTAACACCATCCAGTTGAATGTTACGAAATGGACTTGGATGCTCTGTGATGCTCTGCGCCAGAACTTCATTGACTACTCTATTCAGCATCATGAGCGTAACATTGAGTTGCACGAAGAAAATCCTGCCATTACTTTTTATAGTGGTGGTGCAGATTATCACAACGCCTGCATTACCGACCTGAAGAATGGTAATTGTGGTTATGAATTCACCTTTGAGAGTGGACGCAAGTATCACAAAATCATTATGAATGCTAATGGTAGCAGGAGTGTCCACGCTTTTGTAGACCGTAAAACTGGTGAAGTGTATAAGTCCGCCAGTTGGAAATCTCCTGCCAAAGGTGTTCGTTATGATTTGCGTATTATTGAGCAGCGTGAATGGTTGTTTGGTAATGCAGATTGGGCAGGTTCTTATCTGTATGCTCGCTGATTATGAAACAACTCATTCTCCTTCTGCCTCTTGCATTCCTACCTACACCAGTGATGGCGCAACAAGTCAATCAGTTTGGTGTCTGTACTCAATATCAGGAAGTTTATGTTCCTGGTGGTTATGATGAGTACGGAAACTATTATCCTGGTGGCGTTCAGACTCAATCCTATAATGTTCCTTGCAATCAGGTAAGTGGTGGCAATTGGAACCCTTCCAATCAATACAATAATGGGTATTATGGTAGGGCAACAAATCCTAACTGCAATCCTGCTCGTACTCTTTTAGGTTCTGTACTTGGTGGTGCAATTGGACGCTCTATGACTAGTACATCCAACAATCGTAATAATCGTGGTTGGGCAACTGCACTTGGAGCATCACTTGGGGGACTTGTATTCGTCTGTTGATTATGCTTACAATTTTCTTCTGGTGGTTAGGATTGGCATCATTTGCACTGTTCTTAAACTACTGTATCCATCACAATAATGAATACTAAAGACAAACTGGTTTTCATTTCTTCGTTCATTTGGTTTTTGCACTGGGGTCAATGTCTGTTCTTGAAATTAGCGGATACGGTTATCGCAAGCGGACCTGTGAGGATGTTGCCTCTTGGTTTCTGAATAAGTTCTTTCCACGTCACAAAATCTATGTTGAGATTGTACATCGTGGATTGAGGCGTGAGCACGTTTATGGATGGTGTGATGTTCTGGGTGAAACCTATCGCCCCAGAGAGTTCCTGATTGAACTGAATACCCATATGGATGAGGAGTTGTATATAAAAACTCTTTTGCACGAACTGACCCATCTGCGGCAGTGGGTAGTCGGTTCTCTCCGCCAGAAACGCGGAAAAATGTATTATGGTAAAGAATGCGTCGAAGATATTGAGTATTGGCATCAACCACACGAAATTGAGGCACGGGAGCAAGAAGAAACCCTATATCTTGAGTACCTAATTGATAAACAGGGTGTGCCAGCTTCCAAAGTGGCACAGTACTTCCCGAACCGCCTGCTGAATGCCTTATAATACATTCATCAACACAAGGGAACCACCCGATGTTCACTGTCAATCTGACTGAAGACCAACTCAATCTCCTCTATGATTTGGTCGGTGAAAAGTTCAATGAAGTATCACAAGCTTGGTTGCCTGCCGAAGAGACTGAAGAGATGAATAAACTCTCTTATGATACTCTTCTCAATCTTCGTGCTGTGAAAGGTGCTAAACAGTTTGACGAAGATTATGCTGACATTGATAATGAGTTTCTTTTATTTGACAAGGCAATGTATCTTAAAGAAGTTCATCTTGTGACAGAGAAGCAACTGGCACAGCAGGGCATCTAACGCCCTCTGGATGCCCTATAATAACAAGGTAATCAAGAGAACACCCAATGCAACTCACTTCTACCACCGGCACGATGGTTGTGGATTATTTCCCGATTGAGGGTAGCACACAGTTTCTCTACAAAGTCCTGAAGTTTCAGGGTGTGGATACGATGAGCACCAAATGTATCACCAAGCGTGACTTTGAGAATGAGTGTGCCGAACGTATTGGTATGGGATATAATGTGACTGGATTTAACACCGAAGCGGTGAATGTTAATCCTATGAACGGTGCCACCTGACGAACTGGCACACAGGGCATCCCACACGCCTCTGGATGCCCTATAATACATTCATCAACACAAGGAAACCACCAGTGACCCTCCCCACCTACAACGCCATCTCCTTCCGCTCTCAGGAGGAGCACCAAGCGGCACTGTATGATGCCTGCCTGCTGATTGTCAACACCTACAATCAATCCGAAATGCTTGATGGTTTTGACCCTTACGGTGTGACTTCCTATGATTTTATGAAGTTTGCCCGTCACATTCTCAACCAACTTGCCGAGGTCAACTGAAATGGAAAACAAAGAACTCCTGAATAAGATTCTGACTGGTATTGCCCAGAAGAACTTTCCCGGTCTAGAGACACTGGAACTGCGGGGGCGTGATGGTTTGGATTTTCATGAGGTATCTGTTTGGGCAATCAAAGCAGCATTGGAAGATGCTTTTATTGCCGGTATGACAACTGGAATGACACTCTGACAACTGGCACAAGGACTGCCACCATCACGCCAAAACCCCTTATAATAACAAGGTAATCAACGGAACCTGAAATGACTGAAATTCAACTCAACGACTTTGTTGATTATGTGATGGGATTTTATGGTCCTGATGGTGTATATCCAATGGGTGCAAATCCTACTCTAGTTCGTAAAGCAACTGATGATTGTATGAAGATTGCTGAAATCAAAGGTGAAGAGTTTTGTTTTGATAGTATAGACCGCGAACTTGTAAGAGACCTTCTCATTTCCAAATACAATCTCAAGTTTCCTACCAAATGAAAACCTACCGTATGCTAATTGAGTATTGGGTTCCTGATGAAGATGAGAACCTGTATGAGGAACGTATGATTCAATCACGTTCTTCCTGTGGTAAGATTGCCGATGATTATCTGGCACAAGACCGCACAAACCTTATCCGATCTGTTGAAGTAACTCCTGTTTAATTATGGCACTCTCCAATCAAACGATTAGCAATCTGGCATCCGCTCTGGTTCCCGAAGTGATTGATTACATCTATGAAGATGAGCGTTGGTGTGAATTTCTGCATGAGATTGTTCCTGATGCTTTGAAAGACAAACTTGGTGAGGTTGATGAGAGTTTGCAATTTGACCTTGCCATGTGTATAATGGATCGTATCACTCTCAAAAAAGGATAAAGTTGTGGAATTTGTAACCTTTGCTGCCTGTTGGTCCTTTGGATATACAGTGGCAGACCTTATAATCAAAATCTATGAAAATAACAAAGCAGGTAAGTATGATGAATGAGGATTTTGTGCAATTGAATGTGAATGAGATTTCAATCATTCTATCCGCACTTCAGAATCTGGATGTTCGGGATGAGAAACTGGTTGGCAATGCTTCGGCACTCTATAACAAACTCTATACAGTTTCGGAGCAACTTGACAGAAACCAAAAAGTCTCAAATCTGGCGGGCAGGATGCCAGTATAGTACCTGACGGGTGAAAATCGCAAGAAATTGGGTTTTCACCCCAGTATTTGCAAGGGTTCTGGGTGCCTCTCTAAGGTGGTTCTGCCTGCAATGGTATCCAGAGCACCTAAAACCAATTTAAAAACTGGCACAGGGGCACGGGGCAATGGTTCCTGATGCCCTATAATAATTTTATAAGCAACAAACTAATGACTCCCAAGCAAAAGTATCGACAACTGTTTGAAGAAATCTATAATCTCTGTCAGGAGGAGGGATGGGGTGATCCATTCTCTTATTCTCGCTCTCGTGAGATACATCTTGCAGGTATTCTTGGACATCAAATAGCAAAGACCTATTCTGGTGCAGATGCCGAAGATCAAGATGGTGAGTGTGAATATAAATCCACTATTGCCAAACGCATCAATGGGACATATAATGGTATCAGTGTTGAGAATACCTGGGAAGAACAAGAACGTTATTTGATTGAGGAAAAAATTGGCAAATATACCAATCATTACATTGGACGTTATGAAGGGGCAAAAGTTGTAGAAATCTGGAAACTTACTGGTGATGATGTGTTGATGATTCTACTTCCTAAACTCAAGAAAGATTGGGAACGTAAGATTAAGGGAAATCACAAAGATCCCCGTCTTTCTACTAATCTATGTAAAACTGAAATTTATAAGTACGGAACTCAGATTCTATGACAATTGATAGTGGCAAACTAATGTATTCTGAAGGGAATAATGATGAATGTTACACTCCAAAATATGGTGTGACTCCTATTCTCAAGTACATTCCTAAGAATGCAAAAGTATGGTGCCCATTTGATACCAAAGAGAGTGAGTTTGTCAAGCAAATTGGCGCACAAAACTTAGTCATTTCTACACACATTTCAACGGGACAAGATTTTCTCACCTATACTCCAAACTTTGATTGGGACGTGATTGTATCCAATCCACCATTCACAAACAAGCGTAAGTTCTTTGAACGGGCACTCTCATTTGAGAAACCATTTGCCCTGATTATGACAAATACGTGGTTGAATGATGGTGCTCCCAAGCAGTTGTTCAAGGACAAGGATCTGCAACTTCTGATGTTTGATAAACGTATGAAGTTTGTGAGCCCTGATGGTCGCCCAAATGATAAGATTACATTCAGCAGCAGTTACTATTGCTGGAACTTCCTACCAAAACAAATTATAATGGAGGAACTGAATATACCAACTTCAAAATTAGCACAACGATCTCCTAGTGAGGCAGTTCTTCCCCTGTAATAACCTATGATTGATGATGCCTGGTATGATGCAATGCTAATTGTATTTGAGGATGCACCAGAAATTCTAGGAGAACTCTATGCACAAAAGGCACAAGAATTGAATCTTCCAATCGAATACTTTCTACTTGAATTTGTTTAAATAAGATACACTATCATTACTACGATTATGAAATACAGCTCACTTGAATTTGTTCCTTATGAAGGACTATTCCACGACCGGGAAAATGCACTTGTTGCCGAACACTGGATTGATGAACAAAATGGAATTCGCGTCTATGATGATTATTCTGTGGCATCTACCGGAAACAGACTCTATTGGATCGAAAAACTTTATAAGAATTCAAACGGCACGATCAAGGTGACCGAAGTTGGTTATCAGGTTGATGAGTTTGCTTGACAGATATCAACATTCATATTAAACTGAAGGAGTAATTTACCAAAGAAAATGAAGTATCTTTATATTGTTGATTATTGGGTTCCGTTCCCTTCTTCTGAATATGGTGGAGTCATTAGTGTGATTGCCTCTAATGATACTCAGTGCCATGATATTCTGAGAGATGGTGAAGTTTCTTATGATCATGTTTATGATAATAAGATTATGGAAAATGTAGTCAAGGCACAGAGATTTGTTCTGGACCAGAACGAAGAATCCCGTATTGTTTCGTCCTTTGTTACCTGATATGTCAACGACTCCAAATGTTGCCCATTCCAATTCGATGCTTGGAGAATTGAGGCAACAATACCAAGAGAAGATTCAACAACTTGAATCAAAGATACAGATACTTGAAGAAGAAATTCGCATTATTCAGGAATTCAATGACAGACTTGACGATTTGTGATTTCCCTCATCAACCACCCGAGGGTTACCAGTATGAATATGAAAACTTCGGTGCTCGTCTTATTTCCATTTGGTTGCGTTGTAATCTTACTTTTGATTATAACCTTGGTAAATCAACTCGGACAATCTGGGGATTCTACAATCCAAAGAAGAGAGAGTATTATGCGCCTATTAACTCCTCCAAGTGCGGAGATAAGGTGAATATTAGTGATACTCGCAACTATACCGCAATGCCCTTAATCAAAACTGTTCTTGAGTCCTGTTTTGTATGAATTACAACTCTTTCTATGAAGGACTGGAAGTTAAGTACAGACATAATGTTGGTACGGTAAGATTCATCTGTGAGTCTTATATTACTATTTGTGTGAATACCTTTGAGCATCGATCACGGGATGTTTGTTTGCTTGTGAGTCGTCATGATTGGAAGAATGTTTATCTTCTTAAAGAATCGGAGAAATGATGAAAGAGAGAAGTAATTTGTGGAGAATCATCGCAAAGGCACTGGGGGAAAAGTCTGGTAAGAATAATGAAGAGGCGGATAAAGTTGCAGTGCTTCGCCTGATTATGTTTTTGTCCATTTTTATTACGAATGCATTTATTGTGTATAATGCTCTTCGTACTCATCACTTTCCTAATTATGAAATACAGCGTTGTGTATCTGAAACCCAAGAAGAAAGGGCACTATGGAAAACAGAAGGCAGTATTTCTAAAAATTGAAGATGCAACATTTTGGGAAGAAGTTATAAGAAAGCAGGGATGTACTCAGATCGAAATCATACCAGTATTCTCGGATAATGTATAAATTAATTAGTAGATAGGTTAAACTCTTATGAATGAAGAAACTCCAAAGTATCCTAGTGCAACCGACCAGGCAAAGAATCTAACAAAGGTCACCGGAAAGATTCTGAGTCAGGTACTTGCGGGTGATAAAGTTATGGCACCCGAAGAGATTCAAAGAGCAAGAATTCAAACGTGTCATTCTTGTGATAAGTATGATAGGAACCAAAAGAGATGTTATGAGTGTGGATGTTTTGTGGAGATTAAATCCAAGTTCGCATTAGAAGGATGTCCTCTTGGTAAATGGTTAGATGTTGATGGTGAATGGTTTGAAGAAACTTATGTAGATGCAGTAAAGGATATTGTCAATTATGATGAAGATGATATTCCGACTCCTCCTGATAATCCACAGAACGGAGATGTTTATATTCACAGAGGTAAGAAGTGGAAGTTTCATAATGATCTCTGGGAATTTGTGATAGAGTAGTATAAACGGTATCAATTTATACCAAAAATTATTAAATTTAATTAAAAAAGGTATTAAAAAACATATGTTAGTGTTTTATAACATTCTGTGGAAAACGTTGTGGAAAAGGTCTATTACCTGTGGATAACTTGTTATAAACCCTTCTGGTTCTTATATTAATGCCTCTGGTTCTTGTGTTCTTTAATGCTTATTAATGCCTCTGGTTCTTGTGGACTAAGCGAGCGAAGCATAAGACGCGCAGTTTGTCAAGTCCCACCCCCGCGAAAATACTGTGAGACCCACACAAAAACTCGACGAGACTTATGAGAACACGCACAAAAACTCGACGAGACTTGACAAACATTATACAATATGTTAGAATCTCGACGAGAAACACATAAAATCTCGACGAGAATACATATATACATACAACAATCTCGACTAGATTAGCATACATTATACTTGCATCTCGTCGAGATTTGTGCTATACTATCAACGTTCATTCAATCTCGACGAGTTTTATGTACGACGACTACGATCTCGACTATACATACACAAATGATTATGCAGATCTCGACGAGTATTATGCACAAGACATAGAACTCGACGAGGATTATGCACGAGACTCACATGATCTCGAAGCACTTGCATATCGGCATTATGCATGATATACTAGACACACAACACACATCGAGACTATCATGATTGCACAGAAACGCCTTGTACGTGTAACTCTAGACATCATGTGTTATGATGATCTAGATGTAGAGAATATGAACTGGAAAGAGTTACTAGAACTCGAAGGTGACGAAGATGTCTATGCTACCACGAAAGAATTCGAACCCCTGATGTAATGTGACAGTTCTCGAAGTGGCACAAGACCCCTTGCAGAATGCTCTGTGAGGGGTTATTCTATGTTCGTGGTTGAGGAATTCTCTACATTCTCCTCCCATCCCATTAATATTATGAAACTCTTCGCCTCTAAATTCTATCAAACCTTGGTTCTAAATGTTGCTACCATCGCCGCAATCGTTGTGGGAATTGTACAGTTTGCTGTGCGTTCGTTCAATGAAAACAACGGGGCAGAAAAGACCCGTAAGGTGATGCAAACCGTGCTGCAGTTCGTTGACAAGATTGTGGAGCAATTGCAGGCACAATTGAATACCGATGTGCCAGTCGTACAAGTGGCACAGAAAACTACCAAACGCCGCTGATTGCTGATATATTACATTCATACCTGAGAAATTCACCCGATGACTCAAACCCAGTTTGATGAATTGTATACAAAACTCTATGATGCTTATGAGAGTTCAATGCTGAAAGATGAGTATGTTCGCTCTACTCTGGGTGATGCACTAGATCATATGATTCTGATGCATTCAAAGGGTCTTGTGACAGTCTGAGAACTGTCACAAGGGGGGTTGCGGTTCGCCACAATCCCTAATATATTACATTCATACCAAACAACCCAAATGACTCAATTCCAAACTATTGTGATTGGCGAAGACTCCAACGGTTTCTATAACGAACCGACTCTGCATTCTTCTCAGCGAGCAGCAGACAAGTGGGGTCGTGATATGTTAGTTGGTGCCAGCGTTTATGGTTACATTATTGTTAAGGTAGACCACGAATCCTGGGAAGTTGTTGACGAGAACGTGTATGGTTGTGAGTATAGCGTATACCACGACGGATACGGTTTCGTTAAAGTTAAGAAAGAAAAACCTGCCAAACTGGTGATGGTGTGACAGTCGCCAAACTGGCACAAACCCCCTAGACTTCCTGCCTCATCCCTGTTATTCTACATTCATCAACACAAAAACACCAAATGACCGTCACTCTGACCGCCAACTACAAAGAAGTTCTCGCTACTGATACTGTTGAGAAGATTGACGAATTGCTGGAAGATTCGTATGATTTGGATGATGCTCTGAAATTCATCGATGAGCACAATGAGGCAGACTTCGTTGCATACTATGAAGAATATTGCCGCTGTGGTGAGGCAATTGGTTATGAAGCGGTTGATGCTCTGATTGCAGAAATGGGCGACGTTTCGTATGTTGAGGAATGCGATGAGCGTTATCGTGGGCAGTTTGATTCTACTGCCGATTATGCTGAACAGTTCTACAACGATGTGTATGGTGAAGTGCCCTCTATGTTGGTTGTAGATTGGGAAGCAACCTGGGAATCTTCGCTTCGTTATGATATGACTGCCTGCGAGGTTGGTTACCGTAACGTTTACATTTTCAGCGACAACTGATATAATACAGAGAGGAAAGAGTTTGCCTCTCTTTAAGCAAAAGTTACTCCTGTGGTGATATCATAACGGACAAAGTGGGTGCGTAGGTTATAAGGAAAGGGGTGGTGCCCTTTCCTTTTTTATTATATTTTATCATTATTTTTAAGCTGCCCCGGTGGCGACCTTTGATCAGGCAGCTACCCTGCTGCCGTCTTTGCTGATTGTCCCCTTATCATAGGGCAGCCAGTGCCCCTGGAAGGCGGCATCGTGCCACTTTCCGAACTGGCACACCTTGGGTTGTGGAACCGCCCATCCCGTGCCATACTATGTTCATACCAAGCAACCCCACCAATGCGTAAGATTGAAACCCTTATGAACGCTGCTATTCTGGAAGGTCGCAACTTTACCAGTGGAAATACTACTGTCATGCATGAAGATGGCGTGGCAAATGTATTCCTTCACGGCAACAAGATTGCCGAAGTTGGTGATAATTTCGTCACTCTGTTTGACGGTGGTTGGCAATCTTCTACCACCAAATCCCGCCTGAATGCTATTCTTCAGCGACACGCAATCAAGGGCGAATGCGTATTTCAAAAGAACTTTAAATGGTTCGTTCATAAGTTCGTCGGGCAGGCAGGATCTTCCCCCGTATTTGTAGAGAAAGACTTTACTAATGGGATGATTCTGGCATAGTGTGACACTCGGGGAACTGGCACAAGGACACTCCAAAGCCCCCTGTGATGCCTTATAATACTCTCATACACACAAAGGACTGATGGACTACCAAATCACCAAAGAAATTCGCATTCACCACGAGGATGGTTGGTTCTACCAATTCACTGATGATGGTGAAGGATGTATTGAAGTTGAGTATTATGAATTGATTGGAAATGTTGAAACCAAACAAGGAAGTTCTTTTAGTATTCCAAAAAATTGTATTTCTCAATTCATTAATGTTCTGGAGCAAATGAGAAATGACTAAAACTCTACTCAAAATCATCAAGTTCTTATTCTCAAAAGAAATAGAAGTTGCTCCTGGTGTTTTTTGGTTGGGTGGAACTCTTTATGAGAACCGAAACAAACCAAAAGGACTACCACCACTCAAATTGAAGAAGAAGGACACTTGAAGAACTGGCACACGGTTCCCCCATTCCCCCCGATCCCGTGCCATACTAAAGACATGAAAAACACCCACCTCGAACACGCCGAAGATACCATCCTGACGGGAGACCTTTCCGTTCTGGATTGGTTCGTGACCCCTGGAACTTTGAGTGTCAAGATTGATGGTGCTCCTGCTATTGTGTGGGGAATTGATCCTGCAACCGGTACGTTCTTTGTAGGAACCAAGGCAGTATTTAACAAGAAAAAGATTCGTATCGCCCACAATCATGAGGAGATTGATCTCTTCTATCAGGGCAACGTGGCAGACATTCTTCATACGTGCTTTGATTATCTGCCCCGTACTGAGACAATCTATCAGGCAGACTTCATCGGTTTCGGTGGATCTGATGAATACACTTCCAACCTGATTACGTATCAGTTCCCGGAGATTGTGGAGCAAATTATCATCATCGCTCCTCACACTTGCTATTACGCTGAGAACGATCTTCGTAATGCCGTGGCATACCCTGATCGTGCAATCTGGAATGATACCGAAACGGTTAAGTTTGTCAAACCCAATGCATACATCCTGCACAATCAGGAATCCTTTGCTGATGTTGAGGACGTGTGTAAGTTCGCCCGCCAAGTTGCAACCACTGCCCGCTTTGCAACTGATAAGGAAGCGGCAAAGATTAAGCAACAAATTAATGCTCGCATTCGTGAGGGTATGAGGATTCATGAGGATGACTTTGAGTGTGATCCTAACCTGATTCGTTTGTGGTTGCTGGTTAAAACTATTAAGGAAGATTGCCTCTTCCTGTGCCGTAATGATGGTCCTGCAGCATACATCGGACAGGACAGGATTGATGCCGAAGGTTATGTCATGACCAATGAGTTTGGTATGTTCAAACTGGTGAATCGTGAGGTCTTTTCTAAAGCAAACTTTAACCAAGGTCGCTTCCAGTGTGCCGCTTGACAAGGTGGCACAGACCCCCTTCCAATGCCCCCCTGGTGCCCTATACTAAGTTCAGTTGAGAGGCACCCCCACCTGATGACTGACGCACAAACAATTCAATCCAAACTTGATGAATTGCACGAACAGTTTAACACTCTCCAATCGCAAGGTGCAACGAATAGTG